ATCTCTGCAACTTGTACAACGCTGTATGCGTTGCCCATATGCTTATTGACTTCTGAGTAAGGATACAGAACCCGTTTTGCATCTGGATAGCACCAAGCAATTACTTGGTCTTTGGCTCTTGATGAGCTAATGACCTTATGTATTTTCCCGTTTAAGAAGAAATACCGTATCGCTTTAATTGATCTTCCTCTATCTTTTCCAGCCATTTGCCCAACTTGTTTGTATTTTTATTCATCATCCAGCGCTTGCCGCACATGATGCAAAACAATTCCATATGTAGCTTCTGAGAAAAAACTCTATCTATAAATACTCTTCCGTTACATTTATTACATGTTATCATACTTGAAATAACTTTCCATCCACAACGCATGAGTAATCTGGTGAAACATGTATCATTTGAATATGAGGATAATCATTAACAATATGTGCGATGGCAAATCCTTTTTGCCAATCGTGATGTTGAGTGTACTTCATTCCTGGACCCTTTTCATCACACATGTGACCAATTTCATATCCACGAAGAGTTTCTCCCTCTCCATTATTTCTAAGCTCATAAGTTACCATATGGGAAGCAATTCTATGAGAGTGCCCACGAATCAAAGATACCTGCATATCTTCCATGTCTTTTCTAGCGGATCCAGTTGCTGCAATTGAAAGACCATGATGAACGTGAATATCTCCGAAGCGGCGTTTAGGAAGCTCGTCATAATAAATATATTCATATCCAAGTGAGTCTAGAGACCACAGAGCCTCTGGAGTTACTTCATTAATATAATCTGGAAGCTTAGCATCAACATAATTAAAGATACGTATATCGTGATTGCCTAAAGCAGAAAATAGCTGGGCGTTAGGAAGCATCTCTCTTGTCTTAGCATAAAAATCTCTAGCGCCTTTTGCCTCATGTCTCATCATCGGCACGATTAAATCTCTACTATCATTCTTGTGAAGTTGCATAAACTCTGCTGAGCGGCCTTCTGTATACTTGCTATAACATGCTTGATCATCTGTATCACCAAGGTAGTCAACGACATCTGGCTTAAACCATTTCATTACCTTAAACCAAAGCTCGATCATCTTGTCATCTTGATAAGGGAATTGCTGGTCCGAAGATAGCATCCACTTTAAATCGTTTGTCATTATTTACCCTAATGTTAGTAGGCCATGAATATTCATGGCCTTAGCGCTACATCAAATTGTAGCATTATGTGTTATATTGTCAATACTTATTCTATGAGTGATGGGTTACCGCCACCACCAGATCTTTGATAGCCTTGAGTTTGTGGTGCATCTACGGCAATCCATTGAACATAAACTTTTCCATTTCTTGTTGCGCCTACTGGCATCATTCTTACAGTAAACTCTGTTGCGCTTGCTGATGTTACAACTGGCATATATTTATGTGTTAAAAAGTTTTCCCCGCTTGGCTGCCACACTGTACATGTTATGTTAGGTCTTGCAGAAAAAGTCTTTTTAAAAGGAATTGTGAGTTCTCCAGTGCCTGCTGTATTACAAGGAACTGAGGGTCTACCAGAATCAATTACTTGGCTTGCTCCAGGGGCTCCAGGGGCTCCAGGGGTTCCAGTAGTGCTACCTGCCATAGCATTAATTAGATTAATGTTTTCGGCCATAGCTTGAAGTAACTCTGATGTAATTGGATCACCAGGGTTAACATTCATATTTTTTAATTTTTCTGCCATTTTACTTCTCCTCTGACTCCTCAGTCATTTGTTCTTTTTGAAGCTGTGTTATTTCTGCACGAAGAATTGCAATATGCGTCTCATATTGTGAGACTAGGTCCCCAATTCTTTGCTGTAGTGCTGCTATTACCAATTCTGCTTTATCCATTATATCTCCTTGATAGATTTACAGTATACCATTATGGTGTATTTGTGTCTAGCCCGTGAAGCTGTATATATGACTCGGTTGTCATGTCTTCCATTGTTACTCCAGGGTGTCTTGTAAAGCTTTCAATTAGGCTAGCACCGCAATCTGGACATGTGCCATAAGCATTATTGGCATCAATTCTTTCTGCATACATTTCTTTATCATCTATACAGATTACGCAAAAAAACTTAATCATCTTGACTCCAATTCAAGAACTTTAGACTGAAGAGACACTATTTCTTGCTTCATTTCTTTAACTAACGGTATTAATAAAGCTGATATAAACCACGGATCTTTTAAGGATGTGGGTTGGCCATTTAAATTTCTTTGAACAAAATATCCAAGTCCAGCATCTTCTAGGTCCTCCACAATAAAACCAAACATCTGTGTTCCCTTAATAAGGTCATCAACTTCATCAGAATCAGTTTTATAGTTATAAAATGCTGGAGAAATATCTAGCACTCTATCATAGTATCTCTTTGGTGTATATGCTATGTTTTCTTTGAATCTTCTTGATGAGCTGTCAATAGTTCCGTTTCTAATCCATCTAACATCTCTTGCTCTTAAATCGTTAGTAATTTCTGCAGCATATACTAAATTTCTGCTTGTATCTACAGCAATTCTGTTTACGTCATCCTTAGTGTTAACTCTAAATGATGCATTGGCTGACCCGTATGGGTTTCCAATTCTCATTCCGTAGTCCCCGCTAGTTCCTCCAAGATCAATTGATCCAATCAAAACCTTGTTACCAAAAATAAGTCTTGGGTTTACGTCTAGCTTTGCAGTAAAATCTGTACCACCTGTTAGTGTAAAGCCACCAATAACTCCAGACGTTGCAGTTACTGCTCCAGTAAATGATCCTGTTGCTGCACTAAGCGTTCCAGCAAATGTCGCGGTTCCATCTGATAAAATTGAGAATGTTGGTACGCTGTTCTTGTATCCAAAAAGTCCAGTGCCAGTAAATTTTAATCCGCTATTTGCGGAACCACTAAATATTTCAAGTCCAGTTGCGTTTGCTGTAATTTTATTATCTACTGCGTTTTGAACTATCAATGAAGATGCATTTAATTTAGTTCCCAGATCAGTTGTTTTTGCAAATGTCGTATCTCTTCTAGATGTCCAAGAGGATCCTGTCCATGTTTTTAATTCATTTCCGCTTGCTGTAGATGTATCTATCCATATGTCTCCAACTCTATTAGCAGTAGGTGCGGTAGTTCCAACAAAAGTTGTGTTCTTTGTAGCTAAACCAGTAGATATAGTTCCAACGCTATTAGATAATGTTGTGACGCTTGTGTTCAATGTTGAAACAGTGCCTTCTGCTGTAGTAAGCCTTGTATTTATTCCAGTTGTTGTTGCGGTGGTTGCATATCCGTCTACAGTTGTATTCGATCCAAGCACAGCACCAGCTGCATATAGCGTTCCATCTACTCCTACTCTAAACTTAGCATTTGCATCTGGAGTGTTGTTTCCTGCCCACATAACAAAACTTCCAGAAGATTTCAGATAAACACTTTGAGCTGCTGTTGATCCAACTTGAATTTGTCCAGCACTATCTAGTATTATGTTATTTTTAGATAAGGTTGTATTTGTTATATTCCAGCTACCTATGCTTCCTGCATTTGCTGTAATTGTTCCGTTTGCTGCAGACAAAGTCACTGAGTTGGTGCCATTTGCAACTTTAAGACCAGTTGAGTTTAGTGCAAATCCGTTGCCAGTTAGATTACCAGTGGCTGTATCAATTGTTCCGCTATATATTGCTGAGCCTTTCCCTCCACTTGGATTAGACATAAATATGTTTCCGCTAAATGTTCCGCCTTTTGCATTAATATCTCCATCTATAGTTAGCTTAGCCCCGTCCCACAAAAGATAATTTGAAGTTGGTCCACCAACTTTAAATAAAGCAGATTGGTTAGAGTCTATGTGCCAGTAGTTACTTGCATTAAATAATAGTCCTCGTTTGCCAGTTTCTATTCCATATCCAAATTTAAAGGCAGTTGAATCTGCATCGCCAGCATTTGCTTTTGCTCTAAAAAATCCACTGACATCTACTGTGCTTGCAATATAAGGGGTTCCACCAACAGTAACATTTGTTCCAGCAACATAGCTAGACGATGTGTTGTTGTATTCATCATATGTTGCAACTGCTATTTCATAAACCAAACCTGCACCTAATCCCGCAAGCCTGTATGAAGTTCCAGTTCCAGGAGAGTCCGCATATGAGTAGCTTGACTCTGGAGTAGTTATTGGCCTAAATCTTATTCTATATCCACGGATTCCACCTCCAGTAACTGCTGGCCATGATATGTTTGCGTATCCGTTAAATCCTACAATTCCTGTGGTGTCTAGTCCGCCAGATGTGTTTACAGAATCAACGTTTCCTGGACCAGTTACATCTACTACAATTGGGTCAGTTGCTTTAAATGGACCAGAGATAACGCTTTTTTTTCGATAGTCTTGATCTCTAGTATCTACACGTATCCATCTATTATTTGTATCAGATACTAATATTGTTGCAGAGTTACCATTTCCATTCCAAACTAAATATTCTTCTCCTGCAAATGCTCCAGTTAAGCTTTCGTATATTTGTATATCAATTAGCCATTTATTTTCAGGTAATGATTTATCAATTAGATCCCACTTAACTCCATAAGATAATAGTCCAGGTGTTACAACTAAATTTGTGACTGGTCTAGTTAAATCAGGTGTCGCCAAAGTAAAAGTAAAGTTTGGAGAACTTGGTCCAACTATTGTCTCTGAAGTGTTATCTGGATCTTCATACAAGTACGCAAAGGCCATCTTATAGACCGCACCTTGGACAACATTGAATCCTGATTTTTGTACTGTGAATGAGCCTGGAGTTTTTTTATTTGCATTTGCTGCTGCATCCGCATCTGATCTCTCTTGGTCTGCTGGTATAGTCTCTCCGCCGCCATCATGAGCCTGAATCCATCTGAATGACATTATAGAAACCCTAAATTGATTTTATATTCTATGTCCATCTCTACTCCCAAAACCTTTACTATTGGGCTAGAAAGAACTGATCTGCTTATAAGTCCATACTGCGGATTATATCTATCGTCATCATTAAGTCTTAGTCCATCTAAAAGCACTGTCGTAGAGACAGAAGTTTTGGCTTTTGCTCCAACCTCAATCTTTATTATGTTAGCAAAGTCTGTTGTTCCAGCTGAAGTAAATGCTGAGTTAAAAAGATTTGACAACTTAGTGGTTAATACCTTATGCCCAATAGACGTGGCTCCAGCAAATCTAACCTCTTTGTAATTAGAGGCGGAGCTATAAAATCTTGCGTAAACATAATCTAAGTTTAAATCAGATTGGTAAAATGCAAAACTTATGCTGTCATCTACACCGTATCCAGAAATATCAAATATAGTATCTAGGCTATACGATTTAGACCCACCGCTAACAGCAGATACGGTAAAAAATGAAGATCCTATTTTTGGAGTTGGAATTGAAACTGTTGTTGGTGGGTTACCAGCACTGTCAAGCCAAGAAGATGCATTCTCAAATGAAGATATATATTTTGAAGAGTAGTCTGTGTTTTGAGCAAAGGCTGTAGGAAAGATTCCAATTTCTGAAATAATGCCTTCTGTATCTGTTGGTAAAGTAGACTTATACACTACAGCATAAGTTGTTTGGCCAGTAGAGGTATTTGTCTGTATGTCTATGCTTCCTAAACTTACTCCAGTTCTATAAAATTCAAATTCCAAGTCTGTGTCGTTTACGGTTGCTGGTGTTGAGCCTATGCCTATTGCAATATCTTTTTGATTAAAGTTAAGGCCATTTGCTAAGTAAGAAGTAATAAATCTTTTACCAAATTTTGTTATCATATTATAATAGCCCCTTTTACAATATCTCCTACGCTGTTTTTTACTTCAAAGGTGACTCTGAGAAACCTATTGTTGTTTGAGTCATAGTATATTTCTGGGTCAGTAATTATTGATCCAGAAGAATATCGTTTGCCTGTTTTACCTATAAGAGTAATGTCTTCTAGATTTGGAGCCAGAACTGGTTCTGGCGGTGGCTCTGGAGGTCCATCAGAACCTTCTTCTGGAACATAAGTCTTATCTACCTGGTTTGTATATAGATTTACAAGATCGTATTGATCTGTTTTTAATATACCAATTAGGGGTGAGTCTAGTGGTAGCTGGACTTTGATTCCACCAGCTATTTGAGATTTTCCTATTTTAGGATTTTTTCTAACCATATAAAGATTCTACCATTTCATTAAACATAAATCGACCTGCATGTTATTCTTGTAGATGGGTCAGAGCTATAGGCCTGCTCTATGTCCAAAACTATATACTTACCTGCCGTTTTGCCTGTATCCTCTGTAGAATATACTAAGTTATTAGGATAAGATATTTCGACAATATCTCCTATTTCAAGTATTGGGTTGGGGAAAATATCAAGGGTCAGAACAATCTGTTGCTTTGACCACTGGGTTCTCATCCATTCAGATAATTTTTTTGCCTCTTCTTCTCTTTGTATCCATGTAGACTCAAAGGCTACTTGCTCATCATTTTTAGTTGAAGAAAAGTCTGGGTCTATGTACTCAAATGGATCCAGTGTTGTTATTGTTTCTCCGACAACAATAAAGCTTTTTTCTCCTCCGTCTGCTATATCAACAAATGCTCCTGTGTTATTTAATATGTAGGCATCTATTCCAAACGAGGTTGCATCGTGCCCTATAAGTGTAACGTTTGGATTTAAAATTATTTGAGGATATTTAACAAGACCTGGCCTTGTTGAATATTTAGTCGATATTTTTTTTATCTCTCTTGCCACTGGCCCAAATTCTTTTATCCATGGGGCTTTATAGGAAGATTCGGCACCAGAAAAAACAAAATCTCCAAATAAGTTCTGCAAAGAGTTTGATGCTGAAATATATGAGCCATAGTTATCGTACGAGTTAGAAGAGTTAAATTCATTTTTAGTTAAAGAAGAGCAGTATGCATAGTCAAAGGCTGCCTCTCCTTCAATTCCAATAAGTGAGATCTTTGAGTTTATTGCTATAGGGGATTCATCAGTTGCCGTAATGAGTTGATTATTAAATTTAATTTTAAATATTTTTTTACCAGTTGTGGCCTTAGACACCTTAACGTCTATTCTATAAAATCTTCCTCCAGAAACTCCAGTAATTGAATTGTCTTCAGCTGTTTGTGTGTCTGTTACTTTTGATTCTTTACCGTCTACAAGTTTCCAAAGTTGCACATCTCTGTATCCCAATCCTTTGGTTGCAACGTTCTGTGAAGTTGAAATTTTTAATATGTAGCCATTTAAATTACTAGCGTCCAGCCCTATGCCTAGTGCAGCAGATACCGCTTGCTCTCCAGTTACTCTTCCAAAAGAATTTCTTGCAAGCTTGAAAAACAATGCTGTTCCTACTGAAAAATATTCTTCTGTAGACATGTTAACGGTATCTGGAGTAATTGATGCACAATAATATTCTTTAGATGCTGGGGGGACAACAATGTGAAGTAGTGATCTTGACACTTCTACTTCTTTTACTATTGGGCCCTCTGATTGCTTTTCCTTCTGCTTTAATGTAAATACTGATTGATCTGCAACATTTGTTTTTGCAGAAAGATTTAACCTAGATCCAAACCATTCATTTTTTAACTTATCAATCTCTACTTTGTGCTCTTCTCCAACACCAACTCCCTTACCAGTAGCATTGAATGAATTTCTTTCTTTGATTCTATATCTTAGAGTTGATTTAAAAGAACCCAGTACGCTTTCTCCCAACCACTTTGCTATATCTGAATCAGAAGTTATCCATTTATACTTGATTGTATTTGGCGCAGAAATTGGTTCATACTGAAATTCAATTGCATCGTATTTAATTATTTCATTATTTATTAAAAAATATCCAGACTTATTATAAAAAGATGTGTCGGCCAAAGAACTGTACACGCTTATTGGTGCAAGTGATACCACTCCTAATGGGGTGTCTTCTGTAACAGGTGGTGTTGCTAATAAAGTATTCTGTAAGGCGGCTGCACCAATTGCAGAAGGTGGAGAGACATAAAGGTTGTCTGAAGAACCAGAGTAGTTTGTACTTATTATTGGTGAGTAAATTACTTTAACTGCTTTAACTGAAGGCACAGTTTCTTTATTCATAGAAATTATATTAGGCAGATTTAATAATTTTTTTTCGCTTCTAAACTTAAAACTAGCTTCTCTTGTTTTATCAAATAGGTAGTCTCTGGGATAGAACTGAAGTATGTCGTTGTTATCAAATGTAGCTATCATTTGAGTGTCTCTGCATAAATCCTGTATATGTTCCCAGACTGTCTTTGTGTCTTCTGTATACCAAAATAAAGGGACTATGGTAGCTGTATCGGCTAAGTCTGTGCTATCTTTATTATATGTATTAAAATTATATGAATTAAATCCTATGCCGTCTAATAGCCTTCTAATAATAGCTTGTGATGGAGCATTTTGAATTACAATATCTGGAGCTAATATTTCTTGTAAAAATTTAGCTCCGTCTAGGCCTTGTATATCAATATCTCCAAACTCAGATAACATGAAGGAGTCCATATAAAATACTCCCTGAAAAATCATGTCTGATCCTATTTTATTAAATGGCATTATCTTAACGTTTTTATACAAATTAATATTGTTTTTATTAAATGCCAAAGTTTTATCATACTCTACTCCCTTTTTATCAAATCCCTCCAGGGATAATGACAAAGCATTTGCTGTTACTGATCCTACTGGAACAATTCCAGATGAGTCGTCGGAAGACATTTTTGAAGCCTGAAAAGAAATTACTCTGTCAGAAACATCCTGTATGTATCTTGCTCCTATTTCAATAACTCCTAGGTATGAGTTTGCCTTGCTAATTGTGTTTACTGTTACAGTAATGTTCTTAATATCTACTGGAACTGATGGCGTTGTAAATTTTGTAGTTGACCATGAAGATGGGCTTGACCATAGTCCTCCGTTATAATAAAGTTGAAATACTCCTGTATCACTACTCGATACAACTGTATTTGTAAATATAGTGGCTTCTACATCCTGATGGTTTTTTATTTTAATTGACCAACTGACTGGCTTTGAGTATGAAGTCTCAAATTTAACAACTATAGTATTTGCTACAGCTGTTTTTACTACTGGATACTCTACAGTAATATTACAGTTAGGTAGAGAAAGGTTTTCTGCTGGGCCAGCCAAAAAGTATTTATACTGATTCTTTGCACTAGCAAAATAAAGTCTGGAAGGTAGCTCCTTTGAAACATTATATTTTGGTATGGCAACTGGTACCATTTTGTTTAATAAAAAATAGCCTATGCCTGCAGAAGAAGGTCTTCTTGGATCTATTATATTTGTTAGCGGAAATAGTTTTTTATATGGGTAATATTCTTTTCCAGAAGTAGTAGTTTGTTTTATTTTAAGATCGCCTTCTGGATTTTCATCGGTTCCATTTGGCCCTCTTACTTTAGCACCTAAAATCAAATCGTTCATATTATATTCTAGCCAGCATCCGCCCGACATTGAATAGGATACAGACTGATTAATTAAATTTAAGGTTGATGGGCTTACGGTTTGCATTATACTTCTTCCAGTGCGATAGATAGGTCCCAAAATGCTTGTGCAGTGTCCGCCGCATTTTCTTTAACATTTCTTCTTACCATAGTTGCTGAGCATGAAGTAAATGAGGCAAGGAAAGTTTCTGTTCTTGTAGAATTATATGCAATTTTTACATTAAATGTGCCTTGTCCATGAGCACTTAAATAAAAGTTTTTTATATCTTCTGCTCCCCAGTATCCATCTACGGTCATAGAGGTGTATGAAGGGACCATGCTCCAGGAGGTAGAGACTGTCTTCTTATCGGCTATAAACAGCTTTCTAAGGCTTCCATTGGCCATCCTAGAAGTCTTCTCGAACCTTTGTGTTTCTACTACTATGGGGCTTCTGTTATGTTCAGTTAATGAATGGAAAACGCCAGCAGCGTCTTGCACAAACAAAGCTGCTCCTGCTGGTAAAACTAAAGCCGTTGCCATTATATATTCTTCCCCTGTCCAACCATTTTAACATTAACCTTAGCCTTTTGTCCAATAACTGCTTCTGCTTTGCGAACAATTATATTGGATAGGGCCTCTACATCCATTCCATCAGATGCGTATATGTTTTGGTTAACAGTATAAGATGCTCCAGATGAACCTTCCCCTCTTATGCCAAATGAAGGTCTATCAAAATTATATCTAGGCATTGCCGCCTCTGGATTAAATGGATTCATTGTAGCAGGTATTATAGACTCATTTTTATGAATCAGAGCTAACATATCTTGTGGAACTACATTAATTCCATCTTTAAATTTAGGAACATTTAGTTTTCCATTACTAATATATCCGCCTGTAGCAGCGGATGTTGAATTATGTATAGCTGGCCAGATTCCTTCTAGCAGTGGTTTAAAAGATTTTCCATATTTTTCATACTGCTCTATAAATCTTTCAAGAGTAGAAGGCAAAAATTCATCAAGAACTCCATGGGTTTTTATAAGTTCTGATTTTGGCAATATATTTTTTAATAGCTTTATACGGTTTTCTGGGTCTAGCGTGGCAACAACGGCATGGAATGTGTCGGAATTTGTTAGCTTTCCGCCAGTATGAACAATGGTGTCCATTAACCATTTTGGACCACCTTTGCCATTTACGGCAAATGCTTCGTTTAAATATTCTCCCTGGAATAATGATAGCCTGTCTATTAACGCTTTGCTAAGCCTTGCTACGCCTGGGACCCTTTCTCCAGCTAGCATATCCCTTGCTTCTTCTCTTGACATTTTTAAAACATCAATAAAATATTTTTCTACAGCCGCATAACCCTTTTTGTTTTGTGACCATAGAGAAGGAGCTCCGCCTCGCATGTCCCATACCTTTGACATGTCTTCTGGGACTCTAAATAAAGTTTTCCATAACGATCCGCCTTTTTCTGCATTTTTACCTACTGCATACTCTCTTGCCATTATTTTTTCTACAGTAGCAAATAAATCAAAATTAAATATGTTTCCGCTTAAAGAAACATTTTTAGAAGATGGAGTTAGTCTATTTAAAAGATCTTCTGGTAAGTTTCCTCCATGATAAAAATCTTGTTTAAAAAGTTCTTCTAATGAAAGGTCTAGCCCTAGGCCTGTGTCGGCTGTAGTTTTGCTCATATTCATCTTTTTTGCTGATCTTAGTGCTTGAATACTTCCTACGGGGGTATATCTGTAAAGAAAATCAGATATCATTTTTGGTGAAAATTTTAAAAGTTTCTGTGAGATATTTTCTTTTGAGAACATTGAAGTTAATTTACCAACTCCATTTTTTAATGGAGTCATGACTGGGTTTATAAATTTATTTTTCATTGCTGCTGCGGCCTCTCCCAATGCTTGCATGGGATGGAGTTTAGATGGAGGCAAGTTTGTAAACCAATCATCATCATTTGCAGGCCCTGGTGGAGCACCTGATCCGCTTCGCCTTGGTGGAGGTGGCCTATTAACTATATCTTCAAAATAAGACTTTCCAGTTGTTGATGTATAGTCAAAAGCATTTTTAAACTTGCGAATTAGACCTTCTGGTTTAAGGCCTATTGCTTTATATAAATTATTTTGAAGTGGCTTTACTTTACCTAAAGTGTTCCAGGTGACTAATTTTAACAGATCCTTTCCAAGAGACGGTATTTTGCTAAGCGCTCTAATTAAAGGTGCGCCAAGTGAAGATGACTGTTTTGCTACATTTGCTGTCGGATTTGCAAGTGCCGATCTGGCAGACCCCATTCCAAGAAAGTTGAGTGGGAAAAGTATTGAACTTAGAGTATCTCCTGATTCAGCCTGTCCAGCCATTTTTCTTAATATTGATCCAGCACCAAGAGCGTCTGCTTTGTTGTTTGATGTCATGAAAGATGGAAGCATTCCTGCTGCTTCTTTTTGAGATTTTGTTAGCTCTGATACATATCTTTGGAACCAATTTTGTTTTTCTGGAAGATTTCTTCCGTGCCTATGCCCAACTGGTCCACCCTTGTGGAACAACAGTGGGCCAAACCCATATGCACCGTTTCCAGAAAAGCCCATAGAGGCTCCAGATCCTGCTAAACGCATTGGATCTTTATCAATACCCATTCCTGGACCACGATATTTACTTGGCTGCTCAGCCATCTGATGCCAGTAATCTGATTGTTGTGGTGTCTTTCCAGTAAATTTAAGTCCTGGAATTTCTGTTCCGCCCCAGATGTCTTTACCCTTTGAAGGATTGTATCTTAGCTCTCCCCACCTTCCAGTGCGTGGATCTCCAGTTGGCTTTCCGTTGCTCCAGTAATCTGGAAGATCAGGACGCCATGGGAAAAATGGAAGCTGCTGTTTTTGAGGCTTCTGTTTACCTACTGGGCCACCTTCTGCTCTTCTAAGGGCTTTGTGCAAAGAATCTACGGCGTCTGGTCCACCAGCTGCATCTACAGCCTTTGCACTAAATACATATTCTCCATCTGAAAGCATTGCTGGAATTGAATCTGATGTTGCGGTACCTGGACCAGATACTTTTCCGCCTTCATGTAAAGCGGGGCCCTTTGGAGCTGGCCCAGTCCAAATTGGAGTTCCGCCAGTAGTATTTTGTCTATATCTTTGGCCATCAACTATAAATGTTTCTCCTGGCTGAAGGTCAAGTCTCTTTCTAATAGCGTCACGAGCTTGTGCATTCAGAACTTGTACTTTTTTGCCATCATACTCTTTAGTTTCTTTGCTGTCAGAATAATCACCAGTTACCTTAATGTTTTCTCTTAGTGCAGGTTTTCCATTTATTCCCTTGACTGCATCAACAACATCTTTTAGAGTTGCTCCGTCACCTAATGCTTTTACAAGAGCCGTATTTACTCCTGTAGCAGCACCAGATTTTGCTAGAAGCTCTAATGCGTTTTCATATGGGGCAATTGGAACCTTTTCTGTAACCAACATGCTGCCATTATAATATGTTCTTTCTTTATACTTTGGCATCGCTGCGCCAGTAGCAGCTTGCATTGCAGCTACAAATCCAGCAGACGCTTCTTTATTTTTCTTTGCGTAAGCCTCAACCGTTAATCCTGCTGCTGCAGCATTTCCATATAAAGCAGTCATAGAATCATTTACTTTTTTAATTGCTGCTTGTTGCTTATCGTATCTATCTTTTAACTTATCTAAACTTTCTGCAGCAATTGCTGCTGCGTCTCCAAGCTTTTCTTGCTTGTTTGAAATAGCATCGGCGGCGGCCTTTAAAGGCTTAATTGCGGCTTCGGCAGCGGTATCTATTGCCTTCATCTGGGCATCTGTTTGCTGCTGTGAAGTTAGTGACTCTAAATCAATTCTTAGACTTTGTGCCTTTTCCGTATCTCCGACTGCCTCTGCATTTTGTATCTCAAGTCTAACCTTTTCAATTTGTCTTCCAAGGTTTGCGTCCTCTTGTGCGGCAGATAATGCTTTCTTTCTTGCCTCTGCAAGCTTATTTATAGCCTCTATTTGTTTATTAAGTGCTTTTAGTCTATCTCTATCAGATATTTGTTCTGCAACTGATTGTCCCTTAAGAGCTTTTGTATAATTCTTAATTTGCTTTTCTAGTTTATCAAGTGATGCGTACTGATCTTTTAATATTCCAACTCTGTTTTTTGCAACCACAGCATCAGATATTGCTGCAAACGAATCTGCAATAAGCTTTGTTTGAGCAGCATTTAATTGAGAAAGATCTCCATTAAATCCTTGGGCCTGTAATCTAATCTTTTGCCATACGCTTACTACAGTATCAGATCCATTAATCATCTTCTTTACTTCTGGATTTGCTTTTGCCATTTCATCAACTGTTTCTTGAGTAATGGCTGTGCGAGCCTCGCCAGACCTGTTAATTTTGTCTAGCATTATCTTTTCGGCTTCTGCGTATGTTAGAAGCTCTTTTTTACCACTTACATCTTTTGCTACTTCTCTTGCTCTCTTGGCCATCAAATCATTTATAGCAGTTTCAGTTGCAGTCAAAGCTGTGTTTAGTGACATAGCTCTTTCTTTGCTGCCCTGATCTCTTGTGTCCGCTCCAAAACTTGTTACAGCAGAAACTGCAGCACTTTGTGGATCTGTAATATTTTTAAACTTTGCATTACCAATTGTTGCAGTAATTGATTGATCTTTTTTATTTGAAAGCTGAAGCATGGTGAAAACCTTTTTAGTTGCTTCATCTGCAGACATGCCAGCTGCAATTAAAGACTCTTTAATTCTACGAACAGCATCTGGAACTTTTTCTGAAGGCTGTCTATCTAGAACTGCTATTTGCTCTGCAAATGTTTCTTTGACTTCCTTCTTAAGCTTTTTATACTCTGCAATTGTCATCTGGAATGGGGTTCCGCCATCCTTCATACTTTCATATACAAGCTTATTTGCAGCAGCTAGATCTTCTGAGTCCTGAATAGTATCTTTTATCTTTGACCCGAAATCAGTAAATCTAAGACCAGCTTTTTTAGCAGCCTCTGCGGTTAAACCAAAACTTTGTATGTTAAGTTCTTGTCCTCGTTTATAGTGTCCCCACATTTTGTATGCAGCATATCCTGCTGCAGCAACTGCAGCTAATGGCGCAACCAAGCCTGCTACTCCAGCGGCTGTTGCTGCAAGTCCTGCTTTTACAGCTCCTGCTGCAACTGCTTTACCAGCCATTGATGTAACTAATTTTCCAGCGCCTTGCATAATAGCTGGACCAGCCATCGACCCAACCATTGAGCCCATCATCATTCCATTTTGTCCACCAACAGCATTTCCTATTGCTCCACCTGCTGCCATTCCGCCGATTGTTCCAACTAGCATTCCGCCAGCGCCACTACCAAAAGGTCTATCTGGATCTGCTCCCATTCCCTTGCTCTTTAGGAATTGCAATGGGTGCATCATTGCTGCAGTTGTATATTTTGCATTTGTTGAAAATGCTGTGCCTGCTCGTTTTGCTTTGCTTACACCTGAATCTTCTCCGAACGCAGCTGGTCCATATGATTGCCCAACTCCAGCTGCGAGTGAGCCAGGAACACCATATGCTAATATTTGAGATCCGCCAGGGCTGTAAGTAGAAGTAAATCTTCTTACTGTCGAAGCAATTGAAGTTGAAGCTGCTGTAGATGTTGTTTTAATTGATGTTCCAAGTTTTTGAATACTTCCAGTTAATGCCATCATTGATGAATTAATTTCTGAGCCCATCATTCTGGCTCTAACAACTAATTTGTCGGATGAAATCTTTAGCCTACTAGCAATAGATCCTATTGCAGAATCTATAGCCTGGTTTGCTCTTTGAAGAGGCACTGATGGGACATAAGGCAATGATCCTTGAATAGTTGGAACGTTTGTTCTTACCCCTCCATTTCCAATTATTGTTGTTGTTCCAACAGATAGTGGGCCAGGCTTAGGTGGTGTTCCAACAACTGGCATTGGAGTTCTAGATGCAGCAAGGTTATTTAAATAGAGCTGTCCCATAGCTCTTTGGCTTGGGTCTCCTGATTTTAAAAGACGCTTTGCATGCTCTTTAGATGTAATCTGACTAACATCAGTAATCTTTTCACCATAAAAATCTTTACTTCGCTTAATTAATCCACCAAGTGCAAACTGTGGGATTATGTTGCCGCTTTGTAGCGGACTAAATATTTCTGGACCCTTTTCTCCAACTAAATAACTTTGACCTGGAGATACTGGTCCGCCCATTTCTCTTTCTCCGTCAATGCCGAATATCTTTTTCTTAAGCTCAGCTGTGATTGGAGTATCTTTTTTAGAGTCCCAATTTAAATATCTTCTTTTAAGTATGTCTCTATCAATTGGTGACAGCTGCTTAAAAGCAGATCTGTCTGAAATTAAGTCGCTTGCGGCTTTTCTAATAACAGCATCTAGTGAACTTGGCTCAAGCGCATTTCTTAAAGATCCGTCTGGACCCTTAACATATCCGTAAGGCTTTTCTTTAGCTAATGCTGCAGCGAATTTGTCATATAGAAGTTTTTGTGAATACGGTCTTAGTCCAGTACTTGCAAATAAAGTCTCTGCTGCTTTAATAGATAAAGAGCTAACTCCCCATGGAGCTGACTCATACATGCTAGGCTTTGGTGCACCTGTTGGCCCAAACCCTGCACCAATTCTTCTCATTGCTAATGACTTTAGAACATTTATTATTCCTCCGCCATTAAATCCATTAAGCGGAGTTTTAAATGAATTGTCGCTAAGAGATATAGCATGACCTCTCTGGCGTATTCTTAGCTCTGCTTCGTCTTTTAATTTCTTTAATGCTGCTGGTGTTAGTGCTTTAGGAGGAGAAACTTTTACAGCAGAGTGAATTCCATGAAACTCTTCCCAATTTACTCTTCTTCCTTCCTCTAATCTTTTTATCATTGCAGCATAAACTGCTGCCTCTGTTGGATTTAGGTCGCCAAACTTAGCAATTGTTTCTTTTAGTTTTGGAAGTACTTCATCAATTTCATCAATCATTTTTTGATGATACTGTTGTGGCGTCATGCCTTTTGGAATATTAAGAGTTGCTTCTGCAAAGAATCTCTTAGCTCCGCCTTTTACTCCAAGTAAATTGATCCGTGCCATCTCTTGCATAGACGGCATTTTGTCGATCCATTCTCCATCTTTCCATTCTCCATGGAATCTTCTCTTTCCAGAAGCTCTATCGTATACTCCATCTGTTCCTGTATCATTAACGTTTCTTCCAGATATGTTGTCTCTACTTAAATCTTTATCTCCTCTTAGGTTGGCAGCAACCAATTGTTTAAAGTAAGCTTTTTCATCAAACACCCCACTTTGAGTAGCAAAGGCTTTATCGTAAGGAGATTCAAGAACAATAAGTTTTCTTCTGCCAGCTGGATCTGTAGGGTCAATCATTGTTCTAATTTCTTGTGTAGGAGAGTGCATTTCATGCCCACCCCTTACAATCATTGTCGCACGTTGTTGTGAAAGGGCTGCGTCTTCATCCATTACTGGCTTAACAAATACTTTTGATCCGTCTGGCTTTATATATACTCCACCAATTCCTTCTACTGGGAAACTATGTCCAGTTGTAGGAGTATCAAGCTTACCGAAATTAGTTGGTGGCATTGTTGAATATTTACCAGTTCTAACTCCAGCATCAATTTCTTCCATAGTAAGTCTAGCTTGTCTTTGTTTTTCTACCTGCTTAATACTTCTAGGCATTCCGAGGAATAATCTTCCGTAGTTAAACTTTCCAGGCTTTACTTTTCCTCCGACAATTCCGCCTGAATTTTTTCTCTCTACTACATTTCTTTGTAATTCTTTTAGTTTCGCAGCAGATCCTCCTGCTGAAACTATACTTGAATCAATAAGCGGTATAAATGAATCAAAGGTTATGTCTCCCTTTTCATCTCCAATTTTCTTTGACTCTTTGCCCCTAAGAATAGCTTTAATCTTTTGGTCAATTTCTTTTTCTGTATCTGCCCATTTTTCTTGAGGAACTCCAGATTTACGCATCAGCCTATCGTACTTGCCAGTTCGACCCATGTTTCTATCTAAAAAGTCTTTAGCTAAAAGTGTGCCTTGGTTTGCCTGCAAGTTAGATTGAGCGTCATAGTCAACAGTGTATTTGCTAACATATCTCTTTCCATTTATTACAACCGCTCTTGTTAAATGTGTTGCATGTATAATCTTGTTAAGGTCAAGAGGAGGTAATTCATTCTCAGCTAGTTTTTTAGCTAGTGCTCCTTTATTAGACTCTAGGTGTCCTGCTTCTATTGCAAATGCGTCCCTTCCTCTTGGTGCACCTCTTTCAGCAGCTTTTTTTGTAGTTTCTATAGAAGCAGAAAATTCTTCTATAACTTTTGCTGCTTTTCTTCTTTCAGATGGAGATAATGATCTCATGTAGTCATCTATAGCTGCATTTGTTGATGCGCCTCTAGTGACCCAAGTTCTTCCTCCATATGATCCTATAATTTGCGTATCTCTTCCACGTGGATCTAGTCTTGTTTTATTTTTTTGCTCTGCAAGTTCAGCTACTCGTTTTCTATATTCAGATATCTTATCTTTAAAAAGTGGTCTTATAGTAAGTGCAGGAACTCCATAACTAGATCTAGACAGCTTAATTTTTCCTCCAGCTGCATGCTGTGGAAGAGGAACTCCATTATTTGCTGCATCTACTGCTCTGAAAAGTTCTGGGTTATCTTGAATGCCTGGACCAAATACTGTTTCTTTTGGTGTAAGTAAAGCAGTTATGTTGCTTCCAGAATTATCATATGTAGATGGTGCAGCTGCAACCAGTGGAGCATTTCTTGGATCCATTGATGCAGATTGGTTTAATACATATCCTCCTAGTGGAACATCTCCCATTCTGTCATCATATGTTATAGATGCTGGACCAGTAACCTGAGTTTTATTTGGGCCAAACGATTCTATTTTTCCGCCAGTATTAAATCTAGGCTTTGTTGTATGAATACTATATCCAGCACCAGAAGTTCTAACTCCCAAACCTCTTGCAATTGCATCCACCATTTTTGCAGTTTCTGTTTTGTGGAAAAGCTCTTTCATATTAGACTTTCCAGTTGCGCTTACAACTGGCTGGCTAGTTAATGGTACTGTAGTTAAGCTAATAGTTCTTGCTTGAGCGGCGGCAACACCTTGTGCTGTTTGAACCATCATTGCTTCAACCTGAGCATTTAATGCAAATATTTTAGCTCTTGCGGCTTCTACAGTAATCTTTCCAGCCTGCAGTTGTTGAACTATCAATGCTGTTTCATCTGCAGCAAGGGTAGTTATTCTTGTCATTTGTGGTAGAAGTGCCTGGTAAGAATCTGCAAGCGATGCTGTTATTGTTCCTGTTGCAGCAACTTCTGTCTTAAGTATTGCTAATTCTGCCTTTGATTGCATAGCAATTGCTGCAGTCATTGAGTGCCACTTGGCAGCTTCTGATGCAACTATTCCATTAGAAACTCCATTGACTGCAGTAACTCCATGAATTCTTGGAAGATCCTCGTGCATATATGTTTGTGGTGAATTTGAAAGTCTTAGATTTACTGGCTTAGGACCAGGAACTGTAGAGAATATTGTTTCATCTGCTCTTTGTTGAGGAGTCTTAGATCCAGTTGGTATAACATGTGACATGTCTCTTGAGTATGGCCTACCTACAAGAGGATTGTCTTTGTCTACAATTCTTCCGCCGCCCGAAAGCACTGTGCTTCCTCCAACTGTAGAAATTCCATTGGATGTCGCAACTGTTGCGCTCATAGCACTTGCTTTTAATCTATCAAATGAGGCTGCTAAAGTAAGTACTGCATCTGAGAATGTAGCAGCCGCCTTAGTATCGCTATAGAATGACTGCTCTACAGTTTTAGCAGCAGCAGATGCTGCCATTAATTCTGGTGTTAATAATTTAAATCCAGTTCCGCCCTTACCAATATTTTTAAGAGCTAATACTCCCTTAATTATGTATCCAAAGAAGTTTGCAAGCACACCAGTAAGCATGATGATAGGACCAGCAATTGCTGTAAGCCCGCCAATAAATCCTAGTACTGCTTTAATTGGTGCTGGTAGATTCCCAATAAACTTTAAAATGCCATCAATAGCATTTAATACAAATGCACCAATTTTTAAGAACTGATCTCCAACTACAGCCAGTTCTGCCTTAACAGATTCGAGTGCTCTTCTGTATTTACCAGATGCAGACTCTGTAAGCGCTGTTAATTCTCGTGCTGAAATTGCAGCTAAGTCTTGTGTACTTGCTTTCATCAAGTCTAAGACTTGAAGAGTCTGGCTTCCTTCTTTACCTAAGTTTTCGAATAAAGCATTTATTCTAGCAAACTGGAACTTTCCAAATAGCTGCTCAATTGCTCTTGCTCTTTGTAATGGCTCAAGTGAATCTAATGAATCCTTTAATGCCATTATTGTGCCAGTTAAATTTCCAGCATTTTTATTTACAATGCCAGATAAGTCTATGCCAAACCCCATGAACATTTCTTTTGCAACCTTTGTGGGGTTGATAACAGATGCTAAAGCAGACTTTAATGCGTTAGCACCTTCTGATGCATTAATTCCACCTTCACGCATAGCAGTTAAATAAAGTGCAAGGTCTTGTACATCTCCGCCCAAAGCCTGAACAACTGGTCCTGCTTTTGGAATAGCAGTTACTAAGTCATCTAGAGTAGTAGACGTCTGGTTTTCAACTGCGTTCAAGAAGTCAATAGACTCAGCAAGCTCCATCGTATTTTGACCGAAGGCTGTCTGAATTGCAAGTGTGGCCTTCATGGCTTCTTGTCTATCTACTTCACCAAGAATTGCAAGTCTAGTTGTTTGTCTTGTAGAGTCTATAAGATCTGCGCCTTGTTTTCCAGTTGCAGCAATATCTGCTGCTAAAGCGATAGTCTCTGTAAAGTTTGCTCCTAGTCCAGAAGCTAATTCTCTAGAAACTGCCATAACATCTTTGCGAACTTGAAGAAGATCAGCGCTTGATGTTGCAGTTAATCCTCCGTAAACTTTTGTTAAGCGAGTTAATTCTTGATCTGCTTCTTTAAATGCTTTTGCTGCAGCCATACCAAATGCTGCTAAAGGAACTGTAAGACCAACTGTTAGCTGTCTACCAGCCCACTGTGTATTCTTACCCCAGTTAATTAGCTGATTAGATCCATCCATCATAACCTTATTCATGATGGCTAGCTCTTGTCTTAGAAGCGCTGACTTATTCTTTGTAACGTCTAGTCCAGATTGAACCATTACGTTGTATTGCATTAATCCTTGTGCATTTTTACCAATAGGCTGAATTATTGCATTCTCAAGCATAACCTGCTGCTTGGCTAAATCTCTAACTAGTGAGCTAGTCTTTTGTGTATGACCTTGCCAAGTTCTAAAGTATTGGCCAAGCTTCATTCTTCCGCTATCTAGGTTTTGACCAAACTTAGATACGTCTGAAGTTAATGTTACAAAGTGTCTAGAGAACTGACCAGTGGAGCGCATGGTTTCGTCAAACTGACGATTCATGACTCCAACCTGGCTAGTCAGATTCTTATTTAAACCAATTGTTGTAGCTTGGAGTTTTAAGAGTTGCTGAGTAACCGCTTGTAACTGCGCTGTTAGGCTAGAAAAATTAGCCGTCGCAGTTATGTTGGTTACTATATTTTGATCTGCCAACTCTTACTCCTTTTTGTATCCGAGGCCAGCTCCGATACCAAATCCTGCGTCTGATGCAAACTGACCTTGTAGCGAAACAACATCTGATGCATCTGCAGTAATTCCAAGTGCTTTTCTTTTTACATCTTCAAAGCTCTTGGGTCTTTCTTCTTCGCCGCCATCAAGGTCTACACCTTGTATTGCAGCTAAGAACTTTCTTTTTTCTGACTCAGACTTTTGCATAGATGTAAAAGTTTGAATCAGTTCTGGCATTGAAAGATTATCTTCCAATTCCTCGTAATTCTTATAGTTTCCTATTAGAAATACTTCTCCTTCTAAGGCAGCTAGATCTAGTTCTGACCAGCTAGAACCGCTGCTGCTAGCAAATTTGGATCGTCCATCTTAATGCCGCCGCATACTTCAAGGATACGATTAATTGTTGGTACATCTAATACGTCCTCGAATGCGTCTCTATCTGCAACTAATTCTGGAAGCTGCTTTTCTAGTGCTACTGCACAAGCATCAATAAGAATTGTTAAAGTTTCATCTTCTGTAGTTACTTCTGCTGTCTTACTAATAGCAGCCATAAACTTTCTAAGCTCTTTAATTGTTAAAGGCTTTAGCTTTACGTTTGCCCCGTTTTGTAGCTGAATTTCTTCTACATCATATACTGTTGTTGCCAATTTAAATCCTCCTAGGATCTCGTCTTAATTATTGTATCATATCAGAAATACCAATACAATAGCAAAACCCCCTAATTTCTTAGGGGGTTTTGTAATTAATTATTATTAATTATACTGCTAGAACGCGGTCTACGATGAAACCATATTCTTGGCCGACCTTTGCGCCGTCTGGTAGCAAACGGAATGTAACTGGGAATGTTGATGCTGCGTTACGAGCCAAAGAGAACTGTGACTGTTGTACAGAAAGAACACGACGTGCATAGTATACACGCTCAGTTAGAGTTGCTTCAGATGTTGGTGCCTGACCTACTGCAATAAGTTGACGCTCTGTTGGCTGCTCACCAAGAGCTCCACCTGCAAGTCCAAGCTTGTCCTCTGCTGCTAAACCAGTAGCAACAGTCTGTCCTGTCATCTTAGGTACTAATGTGCTTGAACGCTGACCGAATACTGCTAGAACGTTCTCAAGAGTACCTTCTGCCATTTCTGTTGCGATCATAACTTCCATTGACTCCTTGAAAAGCTTTGCTGTATCAAGAAGCTGATCTACTGTTACTGAACCGTATGATGGGTTGTATGTAACCTGAAGACCGTTATTTGTAAAACCTACGTTGCGATAAAATGCACCCTTGTCATCAAGAGCTGGTGCTGTTGCGCCAGTTGCTGATGTTGCTACATCTACTGCATTCAAAGAATCAATGTATGATGTTGCTGACTTAAATGCTGGTACTGTCTTGTTCTTGTTTGCTGCAAAAGCATTAAGAACTCCTGCTTCAGCATTTGGGACGTAATCTGAATCGGTAACATCTGTCACTGAAAGAAACAGTGGTGATGCACCAACAAGTATGTTTTTTGCATTACCTGTAATTTGTGCCATGTTGTAAAACCTCCATTAAATAAATATATATATATTGACTTGCTGTATAACTTTAAATTAAGCTGGCTAGGCTCTTTTCCTCTTGGTATAATTTTATCTTACAATCAACTAAAAGGCAAACTAGTCAAATCTACCCTTTGGGCCAACTGTCCTAGAGTATTTGACCTCTATAATAACATCTGCCGCCAAGAAGCCTGCTAGCTCTGTAGATGGCTCTGTTGGGGACATCTCTAGTATAAGGGTGTTGTGGAATATGATCTTGTCTGTTGATCTTGATTTATTTAGGTCTCTGGCTGAATCGTCCATTCTTCTAAAAACATCCATCATCATGTTTCTGATTATATTGATTTCGGCAAAGTCCACTGAGTATATTGTAAAGGATATCTTCTCACAGCATATAAGCCAATTTTCTTCATAGGTGCTTCCAATCTTGTCATAAACAATATGGGTCTTGCCGCTTAAGAATTGATTCATTTCTGGAGCCTGCTGAACTGGAATAATTGGAATTATAGATTCGCCAAGATTATCGCTATAGTAAGCATTTTGATCAATTATGTTATTTGACAAAAGCTCTTGCCAAAGATGTTTTCTTATCTCGTACATGGCGTCTATTCCATAATTAGTCATTAAAATACTCCTCCGAATTTTTCTGTTAGTGCCGCCTCGGCCTGTAGTCTAATTGTACCTGGACTAAAGGAATAACGCACCTTGGCAATAGATGAAGGAACTTTCATCGCTCTTTCAAATTTAGCTCCGAATAGGTTCTGAAATCCAGACATCTTTATTGAGTTGCTAACCATTGGTCCGCTAAAATATCTACTATATGTTAAATCGAATTGATTTGTTGATGCTCTGCCTCCAGGGCTCTTTACTGTAACTGACTTACCCTTTGGCATAAAAACCTTTTCTCCATCAATTTCAAAAACTAATCTCTCAGCAGATTTTGGTCTAATTACAACTGGCATTCCTTTTTCCATAACAGCTGCTTTTCTTTCAAAAACATATCTACTTGTCTGCTCTCTATTTTTAGATGGGACCGAAGATTTTGAAATCTTAAACTCATAGTTAATTCTAAATGATAGCCCAACTCCGTCTAGCTGGTTTAATTTAAAAAGACGAGCAGTTGCTTGTCCTGTCTTATTCCACTCATATACATGATGTAATGACTTTGGCTTTGTTCTGGCTTGCGAATCAATAAACAAACCAAAATCTTTTTCTATCTGATTAAATATTGTTGTCTTAAATAGTCTTTGAAATGCCTTATTGGATTCTAGTCTGGCTGCAACATTAGCCTGATAGTAAAGAAATGCAGATATCTGTGCCACATTGCTATCTCTTAAAACTCCTGCTTGAGGTGCACCTACCATCAATCTCTCTAGACCAGAAGAAGCTTGAAGTAATGCTACTCCACTAGTCTCCAATTAACTGGCTCTCTGATCTTTTAGCAATTGAGTTGTAAGCCATTAAATTACCAAATGGGTCTGTTATTGGTGTTGAGCTTGTTATTTCAAATACTGTTGGAGTATCGTTTGGATAGTTCAATTCTATCCAAATTGGATTATTTGAGTTGTCTCTGATATTAGTTACTTTTTCTCTGTATGTCAATCTTGTTTCTGTTCTAATCTCAATAGTTTGATTGTCTACATACTTAACAGAGATTGCTCTATTGTCCCCGCCTCTGCTTGTAGCAGAGTTTGTTATTATTCCTTTTGCAAAACAAGGTATAGTTCTTTGATATATCCAAGACTTTTTAATTGCACCAGTGTTTGGATCCTGATAATCATCTTGAGCATAAACATCTATTTTCATGCTAAGAATAGAGTCTACGAGTCTGTTCATTATATCAAAACCATAGTGCTTAAGACATACTCAGACAGAAGCTGATCAGCGTAATTGTTTCCAGTTCCGCTAAATGTTGCAGTGTCATATTCAAACTGCCAGTCAAATGTCTGTATGCTCTTTAAGTACTTGTTTCTCCAGTCTTTATCTTTAGAGAAGAAGTCTTTCATTAACTCTATGGTAGCTAACTCAACTTCATACGGTACTTGATCCCAGCCATATCTTCCTTCAATTCTATAAGCTCCACCATTTACAAAAGACCCATTATTGTAGTCATTAATACTTGGAGGGACCATTCCGTTTGCTGTGTAAACTACATTATCTAATAAGCCAGACTTATTTACTTTTATTCCAAATCCACTAGAAGATATTTCTACTGGGACATTCCAATTATCAATATTATTTATTCTATCAATAAGAAGTATGTCGTTTAGATGTATGGAATGTATCTCATTTATTTTGTGTGGCAATGGGAGAATTTCTGATCCAGTTGCGTATATCACATTTACATCATCATATAGATAAAACTCTTGTCCAGTGTAGCTTTCAATAAGTTTTCTTGCATATCTTTCTGCTGCTGCTAAATCTACAAATGTTTTGTAGTTGGGATCAGATTGATCAAAGCCAAACCCTAAAGCATCTGCAGCATTTGTTAAATCAACATATGGCTTTACAACATCAAGAAGATGCTCTTTAACTACACTTTCTTCATCTACTTCATATTCCCAAACTAGCCTCAATGTCCTTGGTCTATTCGTTAAGGATATTGGAGGGTATACCAAATATACGCCTCTATCTGTTTCTGCCTCTTCGGCAGTTTGGGTTAGAAGTAAAGTGTTTGGATTTATAGAAGGCTCTATTGATGGATCATTTGTTACATCATAAAATTTAACAGTAGGCAAAGAGTCTGCTTGAGCTATCCCGCCCTTCCAAAATACTCTTTGCTTTACTGGTGAGTTTGTTCCTACTATAATTTCCATTTGTTGCGTTTAAGCTTAGCCGTAATATTCCTGAACTTCCTTTGGTGTGGCTAAACGAAAACCCTCCTCTTTATCAAAAATTTGTTGAGCTGAATCTTTGTGCATTGCTACAAACGGATGGGTCTGAGTAAATGTATGTCCCATAATATCATATCTATGGTTTGCTCTTGTCATCATAACTAATACTGTATCCTCTGTGCGCTCTGCCTTTGGATCAAATACTGGTAGGACCTCAACCTCTTCTTTTGCATCTTCTACATCTTTAAGTGTTTTTTCATATACTGCATATGTAACACCTTCTTCTGCTAGTGCTGCAATTATATCCTGCTTGTTCTTAAGCCCGTCTGTTTCAACTGCAAACTCTTCTGCAATTGCCTTTAGATCCGCGACCTTTAATGTGTCAAAAGACATTTAATACTCCTTTTTCTAGGTAAAACCATTATAGCATTGTATAATTAAAATGAAAAGCCCCCAAATTTAATTGGGGGCTTTTCTGTGATTAATTCCTAATTAGGAAGCAACCTTAACGTTCTTTACAACGACCCAAGCGTCTGCCTGCTCGATTTGAACGCCAACACGAGTATACATTGTGTACTCGATTGAGTCCTTGCGTGGCCAGAAGAATCGGTAAACAGTTACGTCACGCTTAACACCAACAACAACGTTGTTAGGGAATGTTAAGTGAACATCTCCGTGTGATCCTGTAGCCTGTGCGTAATCGCCAGTCTGTGTCTCTGGAAGAAGTGGAACTTCAACGATTGGAATACCGAAAGCGTATGGAGCTACGTATCCTGCTGGTCCACCTAGAGGAGCTACATCTCCACGGATGATGCCTGAAGCAATATCCTGTGGGTTAACATTCTGGATGTTTTGTGATGTTGCGTATAGGTAATCCTGGATCAAGTTAGATCCTGCAAGGAAGCGTAGGTCTGTGCGACGCTGCTTGTACTTACGTGGAAGTGCCTTAAGTGCTGAGTTAAATACAGCACGAGAAAGTCCTGCACCTGCTGCGTCTACGACGTGTGCATTTGCCTTGGCCTTCTTTACAACACCGTCAAATGCCTTGTAAAGAGCATCTGATGAAAGTGCTGTGTTACCGTTAAGTAGAACGTCTTCAATATCGTTACCAGCCTGAGTTGCCATCATACGTGCGATGTGGTCTTCTAGATCTGGACCTTCGATATTGTCTTCTAGTGACTCTGTTGAGAGCTCCCAGTCAAGACGTAGCTTCTTTGTTGTGAGAGAGATCTTTGAGAATGTGACTGCTGCGTTTGTGCCAGTGTTGTCACCTTCTGTTGCGAGCTTCATAAGCTTCTCGCCTACTCCGACTCTATCAATTTCTGTTGTGTCAGACTTCATTCTAACTGTACGTGCGACTTTTCCGATTACGGTTGCGTCGAACATATAGTCTAGGAAACGAGCTGATTGCTCTGGGTTGAGAAGACCACCATTGCCATTTTCAGACGCAGTGTGAATTCCATCTCCACCAGTTGTTGATGCGAAAGTACCTGTAGCTGTTGTACCAGCTGCGATTGCTTTCTCTAATGTTTCATTACTCATATTATTTCACCTACCCTAGTTAAATATTTCGTTTACGGAACCGAGGAAAGAACCGTTCCATTTTGATTTGTTTACTGCTTGTACCGCAGACCCGCCGAGGTCTGAGGACTTCTTAATTGCTGTATCGCCTTCTACGGCATCTACACGCTTTTGAACACCATCAATGGTGCCCTTTATTTCTGTTACAGCTGCACTAAGTGCGCTGTGCTTTTCTGCTAATTCTGTGATTTGAGCATTTAAGCCCTTGCTAAAAGTCTCTACAGTTTCTTTGATTTCAGAAACCTGTAATGCATTTGCCTCTGTAGCCTTGCTAAGAGTATCTGCAAAGAATCCCTTTAGGTCTACTAACATTTTTGCAAAATCAGGCTCTTGTCCTTCAACTGCAGCTGACGCATCTGCGTCTACTGACTTAAAGACATCTACAGAAGCAGAGTCTGCATCTTCTGCTTTAGCAGCTGGTGCATCTTCGACGGCCTTGACGTTAGTCTCAACCATGGTCTCTTCAACGACGACAACTTCTTCAGCAGCTGGTGCTTCTGCAACTGGTGCTTCTGCAACTACTGGATCTGTACCGTGTACGTTTAGTTTTTCCACTTCATTACCTCCTTGTGCGTTTGCCTGTTTTGCTATTGTTTGTGTTGCAGGCAACGTAACTCTTGACTTCTTGAATGAAGCAAGAACTTTATCTATCTCTTTTGATTTGTTTATGTCTGAGCTTTCAACCCATCCAATTAGCGTAGCCTCTTTACCAGTAACTGGAGATGAGTATGTCTTGTCTGTCGAGATGAAAACAGAGTCGCTATCTTCGCAATAAAAAATATTTTCTGTGACAACATCTGCTGCCATTCCTTTAAAAATAAGTTGACCATTCATTTTTTCTATTGAAATAATATTGCACATTTCATTTGCTGGTGAATCTACAATTGAAAGTTCTACTAAGTCATATTCTTTAATAAAACGAACAGACTCTCCTGTTGCCTTATTTATTTCATTATCTGAATCTTTAATCTTTCCGCCAATTGAAAAACCAGAAAGAGTTCCATCAAGAACCTTCTCCCAAGTATCCTGTGCGCCCTTTGATATGTATGAAGTTACATAAACTCCATTATAAAATTCTTTTGATTTTTGATCGTAGTAAGTCTCTGGCTTAAATGAAACTACTTTGCCAACTGCAAGTGGCTGATGCATCTCTCTAAGATTTCCTCTAAATGCTTCAAATGCCTTTAGGCTTGCTTCTGCTGTTACGACGTCACCAGTTTGATCTACATTATCTAGAGTTGCAAATCCAGACACGGTTCTATTCTCCCTGTTTACTTTTGTAAAAGGAACAGATAAATGAAGGTTTTGGCCGTCAGAAGACCACTGACTTTTTTCTATGTTCATATGCTTAATTTTATACTTATCTATCTAAAAAGGCAAATCGCAGTTGATTGGATTTAGTCAACTCTGCTTCCGTCGCCTTTTGCATTTCTTCCTTCTCCGACTTTATCGGAAGAGGCTGCGGATCTTTCTGAATCTCTGGCTCTAGTTTTCCCAGCCGTTGCTTTTTGGTCAGCTGCCTGCTGAGGCCTTAGATCTACCATTTCATCTCCGCCTTCCACTGGAATCATACCTTTTTTAATTCTAACTTCATTAGGGGTAATTACCTGCATTCTAAGATATCTTTCATCTATTTGAGATTGCGTGTCTTCATCAGTTAATGTCAGCTCTTCGAATTTAATTTTTAGGGCGTCAGTCTTTTCTTCAATTATTGCATTAATTCTTTTTTCTAGTCTCATTTGTGCTGGACGACAAACCTGCTCTTTAAATGTTTTGTCTGCGTCTCTTGCAACCGCTAAATTAACTCCTTCTGGAGTTCCAATTTTATTAATTGGCACACGGTGAGCCAATAGTATTTCATCTCTATTAGATTGTCGATAAATATTAAATGATGATTCTTGAGCTCCAGCTTCAACTGGCTCCATTTTAAATTCAACCTTGTTGTCTGGAGTATCCGCTGGAAGCGGGATATAAAGTGATCTATGGTTTTTCCCCTTTAGTCCAACCTGGAAAAATTCTAGCAACTTTCTTTCTGACTCTGGAGAAAGTTTTGCTCCCTTTACTGTAATAATATATCTTGGTACCGCTTTATTCTCAAAGTAATCTAGGTTATATCTTCCAGCAAATTCATTGCCAGCCAATGACATTTGTGCAGCAACAATATCTGGTATTCCATAATAGTTGTTCATCGGAGTATACTTCTTTAGATGAATGATTTCATTTGGACGATCCTCAACATCACCAATTGGGTTGGGTGTATCTAAATCTCCAAAGTTTCTAAAAAATACAGCCTTGCCATAAAGCAGCTGCATGAATCCATCACGAAGTCTTCTTACTCTCATTGTCTTTGCTGGGATATGTCCAATATATCCTATATCTCCTGCTGTTGTTCTTCCAATTTCAATATAGCCATTACCTGTAGCTTCTAAATCAGTGTAAACTTTTATTAAAGTTTCAGTAAATGTATCTTCATCGTTAGTAGTGTCGAGCCACTCTTGTAGGTCCTGCTTTAACTTATTAAGCTTACGTCTAGCTCTTTCTAATTGCTTTGTATCTGTTATTGCGTCTATAGCATCATTAGTTTTTCTAGTTTCAGTAAATGAGTACCCTAGTCCAACTATATTTGCTACCTTTGCATTGATTGCAGCATAGTTATAAGTTGATACCTCATAAATTTGAGACAAATACTCTAGGTTATATACTGGCTGCACAAGGTCGAACATAGCATATCCAGTTACAGCCTGCTGAAGAAGATTCTGTTGTGTTGCTGCACCATCTTTACCAGTAAATGATTTTGCAAAATCTCTGTTTACTTTTCTTTTAAAATTGGTGCCGAGCCCTCTTACTTTTTTAAGTTCATCTATTCCAATTGCAAACGGGTCAACATGCTCTTTTTCTTTCTTAAATGAAAAAAGATCTGAGCTATTTTTTACTGATACCTCATATGTATCTTCTGGGCCATCTTCTAAGAATTGTGTCATGTTACTGATCCCCCTCGCAATACTGAATCTTTGTATTCGCCTATGTCAAGCGGGTCTGGTGTAAGTCCCCACTTAAGTCTTTGGTTTTGATATTCAAACTCTTCATCATCAATTTTTCTTCTTCCAGACAAAAACTTAGGCTGTCCCTCATAAATTCCATAGTGTCTTACTGCATCCGCCAGCAAAGCCATGCGGGCACGATTTCCTTTTTTAGAAGTTATTGAAAGAAAGTTGCCATCGTCGTCACCAATCCAGCGTCCGTCTGGCATTTCCCATACGTATATTCCGAGAGTGGTTTCCTCGATTACCTGGCTTTTTTGGTTTAAGATGTCCATATGTTAAACAGTTTATCATTATTCTTAGTAAAAGTCCAGTCTTGATGCCAGCCTGATACACTTTTGTTGCAAATTGTGCACCCTACTAGTCAAATTGCCTTATGAAATATGGTGTTCCATCCTGACCATGGACACTTTCAGATATAGTTACTCCTGGGTCAGTTATAACCTTTGAGTTATCTGAGCAATAAAGCCTGTAGTTAGTTATTGCTTCTGCGGATGTAAATGCTTTCTCGTAAAAAGCTATGTTGTTATATAGGTTTGAAGTTCCATATTCTGTATCTAATTGATTTTGATTAAACTTAATATTTAAGGCTGGCTGATTTAATACAATTATAATATGATGGGCAACATCATTTAGCAAAAATGTCGATACATTAGTCTCTGATGTCCTATTTATACCATTTACGTATATGGCAGAAATTCCAGCTTTTGTTATTAATCCGTTAGCCGCCCATTTAATTGATGAGGATGCTGAAGAAAATAATACATTTTGTCCACCCCTTGGAGTAAAAAACATCTCTATTGTTCTTGGCTGAATAGAAAGATCTACAGAAAACCCATGGCCAGAATGCATTGACAGTCCGTTGTATTTATTTTGCATTCTTACTGGGTAATTGTATTGTCCTACTGCATAGTCGTATGCTGAGTATATTTTTGATCCAGAATTATCTGCATAAAAATCTTTATTTGAATACATATCAATTTCTAACTTATCAAAATAAGGTAGGTCAAAGGATGAATCTTGTGTAGTCATTGTTACCCTTATATCTAGTATTGGGCTTCCTGAGTTCTGGTTTTTGTTGTAGTATGGCATCGGAGAATTATTTTTGCAAACTACCCATGGCTGATTTGGGATTTGTATTTCAACCAAAATATTATCTACATCCTGCCCATAGCAAATTCTAGAAGAAACAATATCTTCTGGATTTGATATATACAGTCTTTCTTGAAAAGAAAATGTTTTTGTTTCTACGGCATCTGTTTCTTCAAACTCAATTCTGTTATATTCTGAGTTATAATATGCATCTCCAGAAGCAAGTTCTTCTAGTGCTTTTATTCCAGGATACCTATATGAAATGTCTGGTCTTACTGATGCCGAGTTTAATGAAAAAAGAATTCCATTATTTGAATAAACAATTTGTGAGTACTTTGTCTCTTTGTATCCCGACAGATAATGATTTAATATTTTTGCTTCTTCTAGCTCATAGGCATATATTGCTGCTGAATCAACAATAAATTTTTTGCCTGAGTTGGCTGGTCCCAAGGATAGGTTTAAGCTTGAATTAGTAAATTTAAAGCTATCTACAACTGGACTTTCAGAAACAATTTTTCCATCGACATAAAGTGAAATTGTATCTTTAGAAAACATACCTACAACATGCATAGCTTTATTTTTTGTAATCTTATGCCAAACCATCTGTGTTGGACTACATTTAAAAATAATATTTTCATTTTTATAGAATAGACCAATTGAATTGGCAGCATCTCCTAGAATAATATATTCGGCATTGTCATCTTTGGCTGGACTAAACCATATTTCAAATGAGAATGGGCCATCTGGATTTCTATTCATACCAAGTCCTAGGGCTTTTAGGCTTATCTGTGCATTTTCATTTATCTCTGTTCCTCTTACTCCCGCCCCAATAATAGGAAGAACTTCCATATCTGAGGTATTAATTGCATAGCCCTCCATTGAATTTCCAGTGTAATCAATTATTGGTAGCCCGCTTACAGCAGCATATGATACGCCATTATCTTTTAAATCTTGATATGTTGAATATAGAGTTGTTAAATTGCTGTATACGCCAACTTCTCCAGAACGAACTTCATCTAGTAAAAAAAATGCAACTGGATTATCTTTTAAGACAGTATATTTATATGACATGTCTTAAATCTCTTCTAGTGCTTTAACTCTCGCTGTAAGCTCTTGTACTGCTTTAATTAATGGTGAAATAAATTGATCGTATCTTAATCCTTGCATAGAATCTTCTTCAGACATATCAATCTTTACCCAGCCAGCAAAGTCTTCTACTCCAGATTCATCTAAAGCTTCTTTTACTTGCTGAGCTATAAGTCCATAATGAGTTCTTGTTCCAGGAAGTGAAACTAAGTCTCCATCTACTAATTCTTTCCCGCCCTCAATAAATTTATATTTTACTGGATTTAAATTGTTTATAAAATCTAATCCTAAGTCGGAAGAAAAAATATCTGTCTTTAGTCTTTCATCAGAAGTATTTATTGTTCCAGTGTTAGAGTATATAGTTTTCCAAAATCTATTTGATGCTACACCAGCACCCGCATCTATTGGCTGTCCTATTGAGTACAAGTTATTTGCAAGTGGGTACCAGTTTGAGTTTACTCCATATCCAGACGTTGTTGGAATATTTAATGAAATAGTTGTAGGTACTGGATCAATAGTTGCACTAGATCCAGGGATTCCTTGTGGGCCTTGTGCTCCAGTTAATCCAGTTGCGCCTCTAGGTATTGTAAAAGCAAATACAGCATTTGTAGCGGTTCCAGTATTTGTGACAGAAGCATTTGTTCCAGCTGCACCAGTTGTTGTTGTTCCAATTGCTAGTGTAGTTGGCCCTGGTATTCCTTGTGGTCCTGCTGGGCCAACAGGCCCTTGTGGTAAAACAAGATTTAAAGTTTGTGAGGGACTTGTGCCAGATATAGTTGCATCTGCATTTACACCAGACTCAACAGTTCCTATTGAAAGAACATTAGATGGTCCTGGGCCTCCAATTATTCCATCTACACCTCTAGGTAATGTTAAGTTTAATATTGCTGCTTCTGGTGTTCCTACATTTACTACTGACGCTGGAGTTGATGCGCTAACAGTTGTTACAGAGCCTATCGTTAAAGTCCCTGAAGGCCCTTGTGGGCCAGGATGAGCATCTAGATAAGCATCTACATCAGCAGCAAGGTACCCTAGGTCTCTAGGGACGTCTGGCGTGTCTGTATACTGCGGGTACCTAAACCCTTTTCCTGTTGTGCTCATTTTTTTATTATACCACCTATTTACTTAATATATACATGTGCTGGGCTCATGTATCTTGTCCCAGAAGTGATTGGCATAACTTCATGTACATAAGGCTGCTGTGATGGGAACATAATTAGACTTCCAGCCTTTGGCTTAATTGTAATGTTTTGATTAGGAAAATGAATTTCTCCGCCTTCATAATCGTCATTTACATAGGCTACCAAAGAAAATGCTAGAGTTGAATCTCCATCTTGCCCATCAAAATGTGGGCCCATGGACTGGCCCTGGTTCCACTTTTTAATTGGAACTTGGTTTAGCTCTAAATTATATCTATTTTTATCCAGGTTATTTCCAGCTAAATATCTATCGGAACACATTTCAAATGCCATCAAAAAGCTATTTGCTATGTAAAGAGTTTTTTTATCAATTGCATCAGACCCAGTAGATTTTTTTAGATTAGATGAAAATATATTTTTTGTAGCCCCGTACACTATAGATTCATTATCGCTTGCTGTCCAGTTTTCCCACTTTGAAATTCTACTAAATGATGATGGCTCTAAATCTATCTCTTCTATAAAGTCCTTTAAGTACTCTGGAAAACTAAGTGCATTCTCCCAGTACCATATATTTTTTTCTACAATCTGCAAATTAAACATTGTAAATTGCTTGAATATTGGCTCGCCTTCCATATTAGCCCTCTACTTCTGATGCTGGATAAACTTCTCCACGTGGAGTTATTCTTAAACCTTTATTTCTATAGTCTTCCCATTCAATGGCTTCATCTGCCTGCATTGCTCTAACTTTAGCAAGCTCTTCAGCCCAGGCATCTCTAACCTCTTGTGGGTAGTCACTCTCTTCTCTGTCATCCCAGAATGAGCCAAGTGTGTACCTGATTGATTTCTTAACTGTAGTAACTTCGTGCATATTGTGGAATCCTCCAGCAAAAGTGACTAAGGTTCCAGTTTTCGGAACAATTGTAAGCCCATGCTTAAAGTTTAAAACTCCATCTTCAAAGTCATCATTTAAATAAAGAAATGTTGCATATCTGCTTCTAGTAAATGCTCCTGAAACTCCATCATTAGATGTATTGTCAGAATGCATATTGGCAAAAGCTCCTGGGGCCCATCTTTGAGAATGCCAGCTAATTTGTGACATTTGTGCAGGATCTTTTCCAGCCATATCTGCTGTAACGTCAACTACTCTTTGTTTTAGAACTTGAAAAAAATCTCCTGGGAGCCCATTAGCAATTGTATCTGGATCATTTAGCTCTGGAGTTCCTGATGAGTATGACTCATAGAATGAAATTGGCATCCATCTTAATTGATCTTTTTCCATTTTAATTGCCAAAACTTTAATTATTGCTTGACATTCTTCTGGAGTAAGAAAGTTTTCATACTCAACTATATCCTCTTTATGTCTTTTAACAATCATATTTCTTTCCATTAGTACATTTCTCCATCTTCTGTTGGATTGTAAACCTCATACGGAACCTGAACTCCATCTTTAAAATAAATCATATTTCTTTTGTTTTCGTAATTAGTTCTTTCCATTTCCATCTTAGCCCATCTAAATGCACCAAATTTTCTTTGGTTGGCAAGCCACTCCTCTGTTCCGTTATGAGGAACCATTATAAAGTTTCTTACAAAAAACTTCTCATTGGTGTTAATTGTTTTAACGCCATGGTAGTATGGCTCAGTAGAAGGGAATACTAAAATATCTCCTGCAGCTGGCTTATGGTTTATAAACTTGCCGTCTACGTAAAATTCTATGTCTCCGCCGTCATAATCATCATTGATATACATAGTACATGTAAGGTAAAATTTGCTTCCAGGCATATCTTTTTCTGAAGTAATATGGTCTGTATGATACTGCATTGTCATCTTATTTGATAGAGTATCTATTTTAGCGTTATACTTTGAGTAAGAACATCCACTAAAATGCCAGCCTTCTGGAAGATCAACACCATGTCTTTCTACATAGTCTAAAAGAACTTTATTATAAGCTGCCTCTACTTCTTCAACAAACTTTTTCTCTTTGATAAACATTTCGTCAGACAAAACTTCTGTAGAAACTTCTCGCATGTCTTTCTTTTGTGTGTATGTGCCAAAATGTGCCCAAGGATCCCACGTCTTCAAAAAGTACTTCCCATCTGATGTTTTTTCAGACTCATTCATTGTTTGATACAGTTCTTGTGGATTAGATAGAACGTTTCTGTAGACATCAATTTTAGGATGTAGCTCTATGTACTCTAAATTACTCATGGCTGTTTTTCTCCTGTATGTTTTCTTATCGTCCAAAAAAATGGCGAAGTAAATCTATTTCCAGATTTTACTGGTCTTACCCCGTGAGTATAATTCATATCTCCTGGGAAAAAATATGCTGCTCCAGCAACAGGCTGGAACTCAATTCCATGTTGTGGGAAGTAAAGCTCTCCACCTTCATAATCATCGTTAAAGTAAAACAGTCCAGCTAAATCGTACCATGGGAAATTATTTGGTCTACCTTTTTCTGGGCCAGAGTGAAATTCTTTGTCTGCATGAGGCTCTTGTCTTGCACCTACTGGCCAGCGAACAATAGCTGGACCAGTTTCTTGTGCATCTACGCTAAAAAATTTATCTACTTCTATTTTTAATCTTGCTATCATGCTATAGATTAAATCTAATATTTCTGGATCAGAAGCCATAAGAGATGCATAGGTACAAACTCTATCTTCCCATACTGTGTGATCATATAGCACAAGGCCGTCTGCATCTCTGCGTGTTTCAGTTATATCCCAAATTTTATTATTTTTTGCAAAGTCCATGAGTCTTTTTCTCTCATCTTCTGATAAGAAATTTCTTAGCTCTACAATGTTGTCTGAAGAGTTGCCAAAAAAACCAGAAGGTGTAATAGATTTAGGTGCATTGTTTTCCCAGTTATCTGCTAATTTCATCTTTATCTCCATAATTAATTATATCATTGCTTACCTTAAGCCTTATTGATTTTACCTGGTGAGAGCCTATTTTTCTCTTTAAATGATCAACTGCATCCCTATAAAAATTTGACCAATCTCCAGAATTATTTAACCCTTTTATTGTTTCCCTGTATTCATTTGGGTCAAATACATCATTGTATGGATTTTGGGGAAATTTTGAAATATCCTGAAAAACCATTTCAGAATTATTTAATGAGCTTAAATCTATTGGTAGTACTGCTACTACTGGGGTTCCTGCCTTAATGGTTATTACTTCATTTGGCTTTGTTATCATCCAGGCAATAGGGAGTGGGCCAGTAAAAAAAGAACTACTCATAATTGTAGTAAACGGAACTGCACCATCAATAAATAAATTTGGAACTGGCATTGAAAGCAAGCTTAAGTTTGTATCTGTTTTAAAAACTAATCCGCTATTAAAACTAATAGTTCCATTTGCTCTTCCAGAATATGCATATTTTTGTCCAGACAATATTTTTACGTGATCTGGGCTGCTATCAGAAATTCCATCCCATATAAAAGATATGTCTTCTGGAAAAGATATTCCCCAGCCAAGCTGGTTACTTAAACTAACTGGAAAGCATTTGTATGCATGAGATTCAAATGTGTTGTCCATCCACTCTCTTTTTGCAGATAATGGCTCAAGTATACCAAGTCCTTCTTTAGTTATAAATACTTCTATTTTATCCATTTTGGTTTTTGCCAGTTGACAAATCTTCTTCTACCCATTTTGACCTCATTTGCATAAACTCTTGTCTATGAGCATGGTCATTGTAATCTAACATGGTTACTATTGAAAATTTCATTCCAGATTCAACTGGCATGGCTCTATGTGAAAATAAATATGTAGATGGGAATATATATAGGTCTCCAGCTTTAGGCTTAATGTCTAAGTTTAATTTAGGAAAATATAGGTTCCCTCCCTCATAGTCATCGTTTACATAAGCTACAAGAGATACTGTGGCGCTGTATGAAAACCCATGATCAGCATGCTCTTGAAAATGCTGTCCTTTGCCATATCTAATACAATTCATTACTTCCCAGTAATTCATTTTTACGTTATACATATTACAATAATCTTCTACTGCTGGTAACTGATGCTGCTTTAAATCCTGCCATAAATCTGAAACCAATGATTGTGTTTTAGATTGTGGATTAGATATTTCTCCTACCTTAATATCTTCACAATCTCTGTAAGATGGTCTTTTTTCGCTATAACCAACAAATCCAAATGTCCATTCATATCTAGACTCTTTGTCTTCAATTGCAGACTGACCTATTACATTTAACCTATTTATTACGTCAATTTCTTTTTTAATTACATCTCTATACACCCAAACTCCTGGGAAAAGCTGTTCTTTAGAAGAAAAATTATATATGTTATTCATACTATGAAGTATAGCATTTTTTAATTAGTAAAGTCAATAAAGGACGGGAGATTTCTCTCCCGTCCTTTATTTGTGTTTTATATTAAACTGCAAAGACTCCTGGTGCTCCGAATCCTGGCGGTGAGAAGAATCCTGGCGGTGCGAAGAATGCTGGCGGTGCGAAGAATCCTGGCGGTGCGAAGAATGCTGGCGGTGCGAAGAATCCTGGCGGTGCGAAGAATCCTGGCGGTGCGAAGAATCCTGGCGGTGCGAAGAAACTTGGCGGTGCGAAGAATGCTGGAGGGAAGAATGGTGGTGCAAAGAATGACGGTGCTAATGTCGTAACAGTATTTGTGTTATTTGATGCTGCTGATCTTCCATTAGCATTATCTGCATAAACATTGTAGTACTGAGATGTACTAGCTGTATCTGATATTGATATAGATAAGTTAGTCGTATTTCCAGTTGTTCCATCATTACCTTGAACAAAGTAGTTGGTTATTGGCTTTCCACCTGTTGCAGGTGCTCCCCAGCTAACCGTATTTGCATTAACTCCAGCAGTTGCAGATGCGCTTGTTGGTGCAGCTGGCTTTGTTGTTGCTGTTGCTGATGCTGAATTAGAATCTGCTGATGTTCCATAAAGGTCAACTGCTTTTACTGTATAAGAGTAAGAAGTTCCACCAACTAGTCCAGTATTAGAGAAGGTAGTAGTAGGAGCACTTACTGTTCCTACCTCTACTCCACTTCTAAATATTTTGTATTGAGTTGGTGCATTTCCTGTTGCTGGTGCTGTCCATGACAGATTAATCATTCCATCGTTAAAGTTTCGTTGGTTATTAACGCCGTTCAAATGATCTGCTGCGGTTAGCCCAGTTGGTGCATTTGGGCCAATGAAGTTGTCTTGAGCTGATGCTCTTCTGCCTATATTTTTTGACATTTTATTCTCCTATTCCCCAATTATGCTTTCAAGTCTCCAGCAAGTAACCATGTATCTGTTGCTACCTTGGTTATTGTTGCTGATGAATATAATGCTCTTAGCTTTAGTCCTGGAGTTCTCAATATTGTAACTCCAGATGCTTCTGCAAATACTGCGTCTGCTCCAGCTGACTGGTAGAAGCTTATTGAAGTTCCTATTGGATAAGCTGTAGTTGCATTTGTAGGAACTGTAATTGTGTGTGCTCCAGAAACTGGAATTAACTGATCTCTTAGCGCTAATCCACCTGTTGATAGATTGTATGCTCCAGCAATTGCTGTTCCAATTACAGTCCGTGAAGGAACGCCTTCCTTTGTCTGAGTTCCATCTGTAAACGCTACACCTGCTGCTGCAACCGTTACTGTTCCAGTAAATGTTGGTGAAGCAATTGGTGCTTTAGATGCAAGACTGGTAGTGACTGTTGTTGCAAAGTTTGCATCGTCACCTAGTGCTGCAGCAAGCTCATCAAGGGTGTTAAGGGCTGCTGGGGCTGCTGCAATTACTGCATTTACCTGAGCTGTTGCATCTGCAATTGCTTCTGACTTAGCAGTTGCTATTGCTGAAGCCTGTGCTGTGGATACTGGCTTTGATGCATCTGATGTATTATCAACATTTGCAAGGCCTACTGAAGACTTTGTAAGTGCTGCTACTGCATTTGCAACCTTTGTGTCTGCTGCTAATCCTGCTGCTGTAATTGCATCTGCTTCTGCAGTGTCTGCATAAGACTTTGTTGCAAGAAGTGCTGTATCTGCAATTCCATGAACATCAGTTGTATCTGATGCGTGATTTGAAAGAGCTGTTGCAGCTGATCCAAACTGTGTTTGAATTGAAGATGTAACTCCATTTAGGTAAGTTATTTCTGTTGAATCAACATTACCTATGGTTGTTGACTCTGGCAAAACAACTAGACCTGCAAATGTTGGTCCACTTAGTGGTGCTTTGGCATCTAGTGCGTCTCCTAGTCCAGCAATCTTGGACTGTGCAATTTCTGCACCGTCAACAATTTTTGCATTTGTAATAGACTGAGCAGCAATCTTAGATTCTGTAACTGCATTGTTTGCAATTTTTGTTTCTGTTATGGCACCGTCTGCGATTTTACCATTAACTACTGCATTGTCTTGAATTTTTTCGCTAGTTACTGAATCAACAGCTAACTTTACATCAGTTACAGAGCCAGTTGCAATTTTGTCAGTTGAGATAGAACTATCTGCAACTTTATCGTTTGTTACTGAGTTGGTTGCCAATTTTTGTTCTGTTACAGAGCTATTTGCAATTTTTTGTGTTACCACAGCGTTTGCTGCAAGCTTTTCTTCTGTTACTCCTTGACTTTCAATTTTATCAGTTGTAACTGCACCGTTTGCAATTGAAGCAGATATAATTGATGAGACTGGAACATCAAGTGTTCCAGTAAATTCTGCGTTATTTATTGTTGCGCTAGATGTTGCTTCCAATCTTCCAAGGGCTAGTGTGTCTAAGGATCCTTGAGCAAAATTAACTACAGTGGTTGGAGTATCTGTAACTCCTTTGAAAAGCTTCCACTTGTCTGCTGATGCATCACGAACTAGTCCAGTGTGGTTTGCTACTCCAGTGTTATGGTTAGCAACAAATCCTAAGTCTAAAATGTTTGTTGTATTGTCTTTTCCAATTGATAGAAGTGCATCTTCAAAAGCAACATTTTGGGTATCAATAGTTGTGGTTGTTCCGCTTACAATTAAGCTACCATTAATAACTACGTTTTGAGCTGTTAGATCTCCCTCTGTTGAAATATGTGTTGTTAGGCCTGTTAGTTTTAGTTGAGCTTCTGGAACTTTAACGTTTCCATCAAGTGAAGCAACTCCGTTTGCTATGCCTCTGTCACCTGTCTCTAGGTATCCTGACAATGAGCTATTTACTCCATTTACAGCAGCATCTGTGTAACCTTCTGCTGCTGAAATAGCTGCTTCTCTAGCTGCTGATGCTTCTGATGTTGCAAACGCTTTTGTAGAAATAACATTTGTATCTACAGTTATTGTTATTGTGTTTGATCCATCATTATAGGTCTTTGTAAGACCTGCTCCCATTGAAAGAGCCTGATCTATAGCATCTTGTGAAATTTCACCAATTGCTGCTGTGTCGGCTGCTGCATATGAAAGAGCGGTCCATGTAGATGAACCATTACCGAATTTAAATTTATTAGTGTTTGTTTCAACACCCATTTCACCTGCAGCTAATACTGGATTTGCTGCGGTCCATTCTGAAGATAAACCTCTACGTACTTGAATTCTTAC